GCATTGGTAACAGCCCCAATACTCCAATAAACAGCGCGGCTGCAATTCCCGACAACGTTATCAATGACGCATTTTATTTATCGGCACAACGAGTTACAGCGACACCTGTTTTGGTGTTGCAAGCAATTAACGCGCTGGGGGATGGTATTGCGGCTGCTAAAAATTCGATTAAAGCAATTGAAGCAGAATTCACACCGATCAAACAAATTCCCCTGGTCAATTTCACATCAACGTCATCAATTCCTGTTGCGCTTGCTGATACGCAACAACGGATTGCTGATTTTATAGCAAGCTCGAAAGCGAACGTAAAAATAACAGCAACAGACGAAACGTCTAGGGTGTTAATAGAGATAGAGTCGAAAATAAATGCCATGTCAGGAACAACCGCAAAAATCGCATGGTTAGATACGCTAATCGTCGGATTGAAAGATGTTGTTGCACAATTGGGGCTGCTTAAAAACCCCGTTGACATTGCTGTTACGCCATCATCTGAGGTATCGGTTGCAACTATTGCAGCAAAATTAAAAGACCTTTCGGCATTGGTTCTGCCCGTTAAATCAATCGGCGTTGATACTGTCACGGGGCTAAAAAAGATTGACGAATTCAATACTGCAATTAAAGCAATCGATAACAGTTCGGCAACTGTTGACATCAATGTGACTGGGCTTGATGGCGTTAAAGGCGATGTTGCTGCCCTGTGGGGCATTGTGAAACAGCCATTTATAGCTGCACACATTACAGTGACGGATGATATTCAGTCAAAAATTAACGCGGCAATCTTGAAAGTGCAACAACAATCAATGATCCCTAGCAATTACACCATTGCAAGCATTTCTGTTGGTGTAATTACAGCACAAGCCGCTATTGATGCATTGCACCAGCAAATGCTAGAGATTGTTCAAATGTCATCGCAGAAGTTCAAGCTCGAAGGTACTGCTGTCATTACGGGATTAACCGAAATGATCACGATGCTAAAATGGCTTAATGAATTCTCAGTAAATGCAATAACGGTATCCATTGTAGACAGAGCGACTTATCCAATTGCTTTAATTGCAGCGAGTATGTCAACGATTCAATCACGGGACGTGTATATAAAAGGCAGTGTTGATATTGCAGGGCTTGCTGATACAGCACTTGTTGCATCAACGTTAAATCAAACGCTCGACGTATTGACGCAATTTATAAACGGGAAAAGCCGCGTAACAACAGGATTACAAGGTATTGTTGATGCAATGACTGGCATTGATTTTTCTAAGATTTCAAAAATCACAGACGTGATTTCGGCAATATCAGAATCGTTCAGCACATTAGATGCTGCAACGGGATCATCAAGCATCACTGAGATTTTCGATGCGCTATCGCGAAAACCCGATGATTTATTCACGATGGCAGAAGCGATTGAAAAAATAGCTACTTCAATCAAGCTACTAAACGGAGCGTCCTCTGCACTGGGTGTTGATGCGTTCTTTGCATCACTCTCCAGAAGACCTACTGACTTTTATGTATTGGCAAGCGCAATATCAAACGTTACATCATCAATTCAGTCGATGACACAACCGTCAGAGTCAAGAGCGGTGGATGCGTTCTTTGCATCGTTCGCAAGCTCTGCAAACATGAGCGTATCGTTAGGCGCATTCAGTGATTCAATCACAAAAATGGCAAAGTCAATGAAAGACGCAATGGCTGATATAAATGCGTATAAAGAAGCCATTAAACAATTCAATTTATTATCTAAAGTTGATACCGCAACAGGATCAGTAAGCACGACAACAACCGCTGGATTGTCAGTTGCGGCTGCAAAAACAGTGGTAGGGGTGAAATCAAAAGCAGCTGTTGACGCTCAAAAACTGGTTGATGCGTCGGGCATTAAAGGCGCAAAAGACGAAGTGGCTTACGAGGCATATAAAAAAGCGACCCCCGTTCCAATCATGGATAAACTTAGCAATATGTCCGCGTTAAACAGCATGAGCTATGCTGCTGGTGAATCTGGCGACCTCGGAACAGCAGTTAGCAGGGCTAAATATCTCAAAGGCGCACTAGGAAGTAACACTGCGTTTGCCAAGGAGGTTAGTTACCTAAGAGGTTATAACGATGTGTTATCGCATACGGATAAGGTAGGGGTTGACTTGCTTGATTCTATTGGCAGCTCTGTTGCTGGCGATGTGGATTCATATAACTTAGGCGTGAGATCCTTCCCACTATACCCAAATGGCGCAGTAGATCCACGGGCAGCTCGCGCAGCAAATGACGCACTAAAGCGACTACAGGATATTTATAACGACCCAACATCTGAGATAAATACGTATTATAGCTATTTGTCAGGGTTCAATTCAGCAAGCAAGGATGCGCAATTTGCCACAGGCGGTGCATTTACAAATAGCGTAGTTGATCGCCCTACGTCATTTAATATGGGATTGATGGGCGAGTCGGGCAGTGAGGCAATTATGCCGCTGCACAATATAGGCGGCTCACTAGGCATTAGAGCTATTTTCCCCGCGTCAAATGATTCAAGTAACGACAACACTGAAACCATTGCAGAATTAAAAGAAAGTAATCGGCAATTAGGGGCAGTAATTACAGTGTTGCAAGGCAAGCTCGATCAGATACTACAAGAAAACCGCAAGCAAACAGAGGCACTAGACTCAATGCAATCAACGGCACGGGTAAATTCAAAAGTAGCGGTCAAACGATGAGCGTTTGGATAGCGACCATTTCAGTTCTTAATGCGTCAAACGCGGCTGAAACGCTACGGTTTAGCGACGGTGCTTATACCGATGCGTCTTGGAATTATTACGAAGCTCGGATGCACCAGCCTGCGATTATTAAGGTGTCGCCAGAGGACGGCGGCACATTTAACATTTTCTCAACTGCTGCATTCGGTGAAATTGACCTAGAAAACATCGATGGCGGACTGGACTATTTAGCCGATTACGCGCTCGACGGAGGATTATGTGTGTTGTCATTAGTTGATGCTGGCGTTGTAACCAATTATTTGACGGCTATTATTTCAACGATGCACGAGCGCGACAGTCATATTTTCTTGACGATAAATAATCTCAACGAAGTATTGGCGAAACCACATCCCTTTGAAAAATACACAGGCGCGAATGTATTGCCAGACGGTTTAGAGGGTGTCTTGGGTGACATCAAGGGTAACATTAAGCCGAAAGTGTTCGGCACGGTGACTAATGCCACACCCGTCGCAGTTAATACATCGCGCGAAATTTACCAGTTTTCATCACGCCAAACCTGCACAGTGTCAATGATTTATGACATGGGATTGGCTCTTGCTCTTGGAACAACCTTCACTTATGCGAATCTTGCGAGCTTTCAAACCACCGTCCCCACTGCTGGCACTTTTAATCGTTGCGCTGGTTATGTCCGTTTAGGTACAACTGCCGTTGGTACAATTACAGGTGATGCCTTTGATGGCTCTTATCTTGCGCCAGGCAATGTTTTTGAAGCGGTTATTAGTGAAGTCACGCGCATTTCAGTGTCTTTAAATTCAGCAAGCAAGGCAGCATTAAACATATCTGGTGAAGTGGGCATCTATGTTAATTCAGAAGAATCCACCGCATCCATTTTAAATAAAATTGTCGTTAGCATTGGTGCGTTTTGGTATTTTAAAGCAAGCGTGATTTTTGCAGGCTATACAACCCTTGCGACAACAGCAACGCTTGAATTTAACGATTATGAAATCGAAATGGCGGAGCGTACCGCAACAGGTATTGGATCAAACGGGCTGCCAATTTCAACCGTCAAAGTGAAATACAATAAAATTGAAACTGTGCAAGCACCGACGGAACTCGCCGGGGCGGTCACGGCGGCACGTCAAGCCGCTTTGGCAAATGAATTTCGTACTGTAACATCAACAGACGCGGCTGTTCTGACTCGTCATCCAATGTCTGAAACTGTCGAAATTGAATCTTATCTTTTAACCGAAGGCACGGCACAGGCAGTATCGGACAGGTTACTTTTAAACTTTAAAAGTCGGTGCGACATCGTTTCTATTGCCGCAAATGTGATAACTATTCCTGATTTAACGCTAGGAATCGGTGTAAAAATAATCACGCCGAAACTGGGTTATTCGGCGGGGAAAATATTGACGCTTATCGGGTATGAAATAGACGCAAAACTTAAAAAAATCACCATGGAGTTAATTGGATAATGGCTCAATCTAACATTTCGCTTTCTTACCCGAACCGCATTGACGAATGCACAATATCGAGCAGCACGACTTGGTCGTCTACGCTGCCACTCGCAAATATTAAGAATCGCGTTTTAAAAAAAGTGGCACGAACTGCTTTAGGTGTTACGTCTTTTCAAATGACAATTAACCTACCTGTCCAGCGTGAAATCGGCTGTGTTGCCCTAGCAAGTCATAATCTATCAACAAATGCCATGTATCGCGTCCTCGGTTACAGCGGCACAAACGGCAGCGGGACAATTCGGTTTGACAGCACTGCCTCATTTAAAGCCTACCCTGTTTTAAATTCACCTGAAACAGGCGTTATTCCCTGGGGCGATCCAACATTTTGGGGCGGCTCGGTTAGCGAATCACAACGAAAAAGCTATACCAGCCTTGCGATATTTTACCCGCCAAAAAATGCAATGTGCCTATCTGTAACAATACAGGTAACAGATAGCGGCAACTCTGACAATTATTTGCAGGTGGGGCGAGTATTTTTAGGCAGGTCAGTAGAGCCTGAAAACAATCCTGAGTTTGGTGGGCTGTCGCAAGGCTATATTGATTTAACTGAAACACGAAAAGCCAATGACAATACAAAGTATTTCAACATCAAACAGAAATTACGAACAATATATTGCACACTGGGGCATTTAAGCAAAGAAGAGGCGTTTAGCGGATTTTATGACGCGCAGCGCGAATGCGGCATCAGCGGCGAATTGATTTACGCATTTTCAAAGCCTGAATATCTCAACACAATCAGCAACATCAACATGACGTTCGACAGAAACTTTTATGCGCGAACGTTTATCTGCAATTTTTCGGGATTAAGCCCAATTGATATGCCATACGTCAACGGGTATTCCACCGTCTTACAGCTCGAAGAAATAACATAACAATAGGATAATAAAATGGCATCAGTAACATTTTTAACGTCGGCGGGCGGTGACGGTTCAACCGTGACAGACGACGACAACATAACAACTGGGCTGGCGAACGGAGGTTATTTATTGCGTTATGTGCCAATGGTCAGTCAAGTCGTGACAGTGAGTGCTTTTGCAGCAACACAAGCCTCTAACGCAGCGACAAGTGCTACAACAGCAACGACGCAAGCCAGTGCTGCAGCAGCAAGCGCGGCACAAGCGGCACAACAAGCGAACACACTGACCGCAACATCTACTACGTCAACGCTAATTGGCACGGGTTCTAAAATATTCACAACGCAAAGCGGTGAACAATTTATCACAGGTCAATTCGTCACGATTGCGGATAGTGTCACACCTGCTAATTATATGTACGGACAGGTTACGTCTTATTCGACAACACAATTAACGGTAAGTGTTACGAGCATAGGCGGTAGCGGAACGCTAGCGAGTTGGAATATCAGCTTGAGTGGTATTAAAGGTGACACAGGTCCGCTAGGTTCTCCAATCGAACTAGGCACAACTGGCGCAAACGTAAACGTGGGTAATTCTGCACCACCCACAGCGGGTCAACTCTTAACAGCAACTAGTAGCACGGCAGCTATATGGCAAGACGCACCTGTTTCATTACCATCTCAAACCGGCAACACAGGCAAGCTCCTAACCACCGACGGAACGATCGCCACATGGCAAAACGCGCCTAGGTCAACCCCCGATTTTTTACTCATTAATGCAGGAATCAGATAATGGCTTTAACAGCACAATACACAGCAACCCCAAAAATTGATAACGCGATTGTTACTACATTGGATTCATCGCTAACACTTCCAACGATTGCAAATACAGGCGTAGTTTTCACAGCGGGCGCAAACGGTTCGAGAATCGACAACCTTATGATTTCTGCTATCGGCACAACCGTTGCAGGTCAATTACGTTTATTCGTCTGTAAAGGCGATGTTGGTAAAACAATCACATCAATTACATCATCTGCAACCACAGCAACTGTTACCACCGCCACAGCTCACGGATTAATTACAGGCGATACGGTTACAATTCAATTCTGTTTACCAACGGAATTCAATGTAAAAACTGCGACAATTACAATGTTAAGCACGACAACCTTTAGTTACGCAATCCCTAACATTCTAGGTGTATCAGCCGTTACGATTGGTTATTACAGCTCAACTCGTGTAGCTACTTCTGCACAATACAGTTTATTGAAAGAAATCACTTTCCCTGTTGTCACACCGTCTGCGACAGTTGCCGCATTCAATCAGCAATTAACCAGTGCATTGAATCCCGAATTATTACCGTTAATTTTACCAGCAGGTTATTCATTGCGAACTACTGTTAGCACTACCCAGACAGCAAGCGGTATCAATGTCACAGTAAATGGCGGTGATTTCTAATGGCGAACAGTGGTTTATTAAGTCCGTATTTAAAACCGCCTGTTTCGACAGATAGATTTGGTGATTTACGAACCATTCCTGCATCGGTTCAAACCGCCGCTATTACTTTGAGTGCAAATAGTGGTATTGGTGTTAGTACGTCATCAAACGTCACGATTCCTGCGAATTTACCCGTTGGTTTTTCAACGATGATTTATAACGATTCGGCGGTAGCTATCACGATTACAACAAGTGCTAGTGCAACTTCTCGAATTAGTGCATCGGCAACGGCTAAAACATCGTTTTCGTTATTTCCTTATGGGATTTGTTCGGTGTGGTCGAACAAGTTAAACAACCTGATTCTTTCGGGCGACATTGCATGATAACGACCAATCACTTTGGGATTTCGGTAAAGAAAAAACAAACTATTTCGTTTGCAGGTGGTACAAACCTAAATATCACAAATGCGTGGCTTACTGCGAATGGTTGGGATGGTAAATCGTCTGTCACTCTTATAAATACAGGGCAAATTATATCTGTTGCCGCGACTACACTTTCAGCAGTATCTCCAGCTTTAATTATCAGCGCAACTATGCCGCAAGGGCTAGTTTTGTGGTTTGTGAATAATGGCGGTGTTTATGGAGCAGGTGGTTATGGTGGGCAAGCCAATAACAGCGCAGCATCAGTGGGGGGAGTTGGAAGCATAGCACTATCGGTAACAAGTTCAACACCATTGGTAATTACGAATAATTCAAATATCGCAGGTGGCGGTGGTGGTGGTGCTGCGCCGATATACGGGGCAGGTGGCGGAAAAGGAGCTGACCAAACGAATGGTGCTAACGGTGGGACAGCAGGAAGTGTCAATATGGGAGCAGGTAACGTAATTTATGGTGGTGCGGGATTGAATGCTTATGGCGCAAACAATCAAGGCGCACCAGGTACACCCTATAATGCAGGTGGCAATTACCAAGTCGCATCTGGCGGGGGCGGCGGAGCTTGGGGGTCGCAAGGTGGGTATTCTGGTTCATATTCAAGTTATCCAGCTATTGCAGTCGGTGGAGCTGGTGGTGCGGCAGTAACAGGAAACGCAAATATCATTTGGGGATTAACTGGCAATAGATACGGAGCAATCTCGTAATGCAAATACTAAAAGACAAAAAAACAAATATCGTCATTACATCAATGTCGAATTCAGTTATTGAAGAAGTCGGTGTGATTCGCTGTGACAATGTAATTTATGCAGGTTGTACACTTGAAAACAGTGAGATTATCGAGGTGGAGGCATTACCAATGAAGTTTGCAAATGGATGTTATCGTTATGTCGATGGTGATTGGTTTTGTGAGTTTCCATCGGAAGTTGAAAAAGTATTCCCCACGCCAACCGCTACCATGCGACAAGCGCGTTTGTGTTTGTTAAATCGCGGATTGCTTGATGATGTTGAATCGCACGTTGTAACGCTTTCAAGAGCCGCGCAAATTGAGTGGGAGTATTCAGTTGAAGTTAGACGCGATTATCCATTAGTTATTGAGTTGGGTAGCTTGCTTGGTTTGAATGAATCGGATTTAGATGCGTTTTTTGATGATGCGAAGTTGATTTAGTAAAAATCCGCCGATAAAAATGATAGGTACTGGGATAAAGTAAATAAAATAGATAAATAAGGAAACCACTATGTCAATATTTGACGCAATTACACACGCAGTAAAAGACGTAGCTGAAGAAGTTATTGAAACAGCCGTGCCTATTCTGCCGCATGACGTAGTAGAAGAGGTGGTAGATG